CTACCCGACGATGGCTTTGGTGATGAGTTCGTAGTGGTGCAGCTTCGACCCCATGTAGTGCCGTTCCACGCTGCCGTCGACGTACAGGGTCACGTAGTCACGCCAGGTGATCGTGAGGGCGTCGCCGATGTACGCGGGAATGTCGACCGTGGGTGCCAGGATCATCTGATAGCGGGTCCGAACGTACTGTCGGTCGCCGTCCAGCTTCTGCTCGGTTCCCAGCGGCCACACGTTCGCCAGGACGTTCTTCTCGACGATCGTCTCGATCGGGTTACCGTGGGCGTCTTCCTCGCCGGTGTCGATGCGGTAGGCGACCTTCACGCGGTCCCGGTAGATCACTGCGCCTTCTTCCGGTAGCGGTTCAGGACGAACAGTTCCGCCAACGTCCAGCCTTGGAATCCTCCCTTGGTGCGGTAGGAACCGATGGCGAGGTCTTCGGACTGCTCGGGGTTGGTGACCAGGCGTGCTGTGGCGGTCGTGATGACGGCCGCGATGTCCTCTGAGGGTTCGTCGTTGTTGAAGCCTGCACCGCGGGTGTATGCGCGTGCCATCGCGGTGATGATGGTGACGTGCTGTCCGGCCAGGGCGGCGAGTGTGGTGTCGTCGCCCTGGCCGAGGAATGCAGCAACGTCTGCGCCGGTCGGCGCACTCATTACGGGGTCTCGGCGGTCAGGACCGACACGGCTTCGGGGTGCAGGAGGCCGAGGTCGTAACGACACGTGACGCGCAGGCCGACCTGGTCGTATTCGGCGTACCGCTCGTTGAGGACGGTGACCGAGGGGCTGGTGTCGCGGGCGATCGCCACGGTGCTCATGTCGGCGAGGACTGCGGTGCCGGCGGGGAGCTTGTTGGTGACGGTCGCGGGGATGCCGAACAAGGTGGTGCCGGACTGCTTCGACGGATCGGGTTCGAGCAGGTATCGCTTGGAGGCGGTGCCTTCCTTCACTTTGCGGAGTGCCGCAAAGTCGGCGCCGGACAGGAACCACCGGTTCGGGGTGACCTCGATGGCGTTCAGGGCGGCGATGGCGTCGAGCAGGCTGTCGGGGTCGGTGACGTCGAGTTCGCCGGTGGTGACGCCGGTCTGCTTGGTGATGCCGGTGATCGAGTCGCCGGTGCCGGCTCCCTGCAGGAGGGCGTCGTCGAGGAGGTCGCTGACGTCCTTGACCAGGCGTGCCTTCATCACGGCGTCGATGCCGATGACGGACTGACGGACGAGTTCGCTGGTGAATCGCATGATCGTCTTGATCGACTTGCGTTCGTTGGGCATGAGCCGGACCTCGTCGAAGGCGATGTCGGCGGTGTCGGGGATGAGTCCGCCTTCGCCGACGAAGCCGGGGGTGGAGCCGGAGACGAGCTTGGGGATGCGGAGTTCGCTGGCGGTGTCGAAGATGCGGGGGCCGGAGCCGAGGACGACGCTGGCGGCTTCGAGGGGCTGGACGAGCAGCGACGAGACCTGTTCGGCGAGCAGGGACGGGTTGGTGGTGGTCGATTCGACCATGAGGAGCCTCCTGAAGGCGGTAGTTCCAGATTCGGAAGTTCACGCCACCAGGACGAGAAGAAGGGGACGTCCACCAGGAACGTCCCCTTCATCGTCTCACATAGTGAGAATGCCTTCTACCTGCCTCCGAGGATGCCGAGGAGGTCGACTTCCCGGCTCTGGGAAGTGGCTCCCTGACCGACGTCGCCGATCGGCCGGCGAGCAGCCAGGTGAGGCTTGCGCTGCAGGAGGTCGTCGATCGCTTCCCGGAGCCGGGAACCATCCTCGTCGAGGTGGTCGTCGGCGTAGTCCAGATCGGTCGGGTCCTGCAGGCGGCCATCGGCGGCGACGAGGGCACGGTGCAGGCGGTGGGCGAGTTCGTCGGCCCGCTGGGCGCGCTGACGGTACTTGCCGTTCTCCTGCCGTAGCTTCTCCACGTACTCGCGGGAGAACGTGTCAGCGTCGTCATCAGGCTTTTCGGGGTCATCCCCAACTTCTTCGCGGGGCCGCGTAAAAGCCTCCTCGTCGTTTTCCGGTTCCAAACCGGGATTCTCGTCGATGGCAGGTTCGGGCTGAACGTCTGTCGTCTGGTCGGTGTCGGTCATCGGATTCCCTTCGCTCGGGCTGTCTTCCATGTCTCCTTGATTCCCTTCTTCAGGACTGGTTTGGGGCTGCAGGTGCATCCCTTGTGATGCTGGAACGGGTGCTCGGCAGGCCAGACTCGGCCTTCGCGCCACCACCATTCGCACAGTTGGCAGGCGTTTGCTGACTTGTGCCTGATCCATCCTCGAGTGAGCCCGGACCGGACCATCGAGTCCTGCGCCGCCTCCGCAGCAGCTTCGAGGGGTTCGGACCGGGCGAGGCGACCGACGATCGCATCGGGCACCGGTGACGCTTCGGCGACAGTCAGGGTGGTGTCGGCGGCCTTCCGTAGTCGCGGGCTCTCGTCGGGGAAGTCGACGCCCGAGACGGGGAGCGGTTCGCCGAGCTCGATCATCATCTGCGTCGCCATCGCCATATCGGCGAGAGACCGTGCCCGGCCGTTGGCTTCGGCGATCAACTGCGCGATGATCTGGACTGTCTCTTCCCGGTCGAGGAGACCTTCCAGGTACGAGTGATAGGCGGCTAGGACGGTCTGCTCGGAGTCCGTCGCCAACTGGGCGAGGGTGTCTCGGTAGGCCATCAGTTCACCAGCTTCGACAGGTCGATGGCGGCGGCGTCGACCGCGGCGGTACGGCGGGCCTGCCGGATCGCGGTGATCTCGTCGTCGCCGTATCCGAGACGCTGCAGTGCGTAATCGGCCGGCAACAGACCCGAGGAGAACAGTTTCACGATGGCGTCGGCTTCCTGCCCGATCGAGCGGGTCGCGGGGTCGGCCCACACGATCCGAGGCTCGACGCGGTGCGGGTCGGCACCGTCGCGGACCGCGACGATCAGGCGGGCGACCTGCTCCCAGGCTCGGCCGAATACCTGCTGGCGGGCCTGCGCCCTGGCGGTCAGTGAGGCTTCCGCAGCGCGGAGAGCATCAGCGGACGGTGGTGTCGCCGTCAGTTGCCCGATGTAGTGGGAGGGGAGTGCCGAGACCGCCATGATCTGCCCGAGGAGGATGCGGACCGCGGCCTCGTAGCCTCCCAAGTTCGCCGAGTCGAGCTGCCCGAACTTGGAGTCCGGGTTCTCCGACACCATCGCCCGATTGCCTTCCGGGATCGGGTTGATGGCTTTGCCTTCCTCGTCCTCCTCCAACTCGATGCCGGTCGCCCAGCGGCGCGGCCGGCCAACGTACTCCGAGGTCGTCAGCATGTCGGTCAGCGTCTTGTTCAAGGCGTCGACCAACGGCTTCAAGTCCTCGATCTCCGAGACTCCCTCGTCGAGGAGGCGATCAGAGTTCGTGAGCCGGACGACCGGGACCATCCCGAGCGGATTCGCCAAGGTCTCGATGACCTTGAACCCTGCCGTCGTCGCACCGGTCTGCTCGGCCCGCAGCCGCACGATCTCGTCGCGGCCGTACAGGACAGCCTCGGTCGTCGTCGCGGTCTCCCAACGCTTCAGGGCGGCGATCACCTCACGGCTGCCGGGATCGGTGAGGACCGTGACCTGCTTCGCTGACTCGATCGTCACCTTCGGCCGGCCGAGGTGGTCGGCCCACACGATCGCATACGAGGCGCCGAGCAGCAGTGCCTCACGGTGCGCGATCGTCGAAGTCTGATCGAGGTCGTTGCGGAGCCAGTCATCCCACACCTCGACGCCGGCGAACCCGGTGACGCGAAGGCGTTCGGTCAGGGACGTGATCGCCAGTCGGGGAATGTTCGAGGCCATCCGGCCGAAGCGGTCGCCGAGAGCTTCGCGGGATTCGGGGGCCAGGAACGCGAGCGGCTGGGTGCCGTTGTAGTAGCGCTCGTTCTCGGCGTAGCGGGCCGCGGGCTCATCCAAGCGCTGCAGCAGAGTCGTCAGGGTATCGGTCATCGAAAGCTCCTCGCCTTCTTGCGGGTATTGCGGGTAGCGCGCCACGTCGCTCGTGAATGCGCCATGACCAGGCACGCGGCCAGGTCGATCTTTCGTGCTTTCCTCGACCTCGACTGTTTGGCGAGGCGGATACCCCGGGAGTCCTCCACGATCACCGCGGCACCAACGTGGGCGGCGAGAGTGGAATCTCCCGAGTGCGACATCTTGCCGTTCAGGGCGGCTGAGTAGAGGTCGCCGGTCGCAGCGGTCAGCCGCGACGGGGAATGAGGGAACTCGAGGATCGGCAGGCGTTCGGACTCGAGCACCTGCAGCGTCCTGGTCCAGCGGAACGGGTCGGCGACGATCTCCACCACGTTCCAGCGTTGGCACGCCTTGCGGATCTCGTCCTCGACCTCGGCGACCGGGACACGCCACGACTCATCGCCCGGTGGGCGTTCCCACACTTTGATCTTGTCGAAGTGCGGCTCGGTCGACACGGTGCCGACGAGCAGGGCCGTCGTGTCATCGGAGAAGCTGCCGTCGAGAGCCACCACCACGTCGAGGCCGTCCGGGACCGGCTCACCGTTGGCGAGGGAGTCCCACACGCCGGGCGGCAGGAACGCGCCGTCGACGTCTGTGGCGAACTGGCACAACCTCGCTCGGCGGAACGTCGCCTCCCGCGTCTTCGGCGGCAGGAGAGCCACCAAAGCATCACGGTGCAGGAAGTCATCCAACGCCGGATTCGCCAGGCTCCAGCAGTGCTCACAGTCGACAGGATGGTCCTCGAAGCCGACCGCGGAGAACTCCCGCCACCGTATCGACCGATCATCAGGATGAGCGAGGGCGTACTCCCGCAACGACAACAGCACCTGATCCTCGACGTTCGGACCCGGCGTGCCGATCGCCACCAGGACCGACTTGGCGCGCTTGCCCTGAGCGAGCTGCACCACCTCGAACAAGTCACGGTTCACCACGCCGGCCTCGTCGACGATCGCCAACACATAGTCCAAACCCTCGGCCGCGGCAGGCGATGCCGGATAGACCGCGAAGCTGGAGTCGGTCGCCGGAATGTACAGGCGTTCCTTGAACACCTGACAACGCTCGGCGAGTTCCGGGGACAGCTCCACCATGCGGCGGGCCGCGGAGAACGCCAGACCCGCCTGACGCTCATCGACAGCGAAGACCACCACGTTCGCGCCGTCGCCCCAGCAGAAGAAGGCATACAAGCCGATCGCGGCGTTCAGCGTCGTCTTGCCCGAGCCACGCGGAAGCATCAGGCCGACCGTGCGAGCACCCGAATCCAACACGTCCTGCGCGATCTCCACCTGCCAGTCCCGCAAGTGCAGCTTCCCTCGGCTGTTCGTACCCTTCGGCACCCGCAAAAACTTGTCAGCGAACGCCAGAAACCGTTCCGACTCCACCTCTGACCTGGGCTTAAACGGGAGCGGCTGATCGCTCACCGCAGCCTTCGGACCCGCCTTCACGCCACACCACCCCCGCCCTTGATGGTAATCATTTCCAAGTGTAACGCCTTCTGTGCCTTGCCTTCGGGTCTCTGACCTGGTCTTTTACCTTCCCTCCCCGGTCGTGCTTGGCCTCGGGCTCGGTTGCAGGGGCCGCAGACGACGTCGATGTCGGTGAGGCGGATGGGCTTGCCCCGGGCCTTGCGTGCCCAGGCTTCGGGGGAGTGGTCGGTCTGCAGGTCGTTGGTGGCACCACAGTCCGAGCAGAAGGGTTGGAGCTTGCGGGCTCGTCGGGACAGCCGGGTCCATGCGGCGTCGTAGCCACGGGAGTGGGCGGTCGGCTTGGTGTCTCCGGGGTGGCAGTCCGGGCAGTAGGTGCCGGTGGGGATGGGCTCACCGCAGCGGTGGCAGGGGCGGGCTGTCATCCCTCCTCCTGCCGGTGGAGGTGGCCTTGGAGGTAGTCGCCGAGGACGGCATGGAGGTGTTGGGCTTGCTCGATGACGGGATCGAGGAGGAGTGCGAAGTCTCCGAGTCGTTGATCGGTGAATGAGAGGACTGGACATTCGACTGGTCCGATTGATGTGTTCGCGTCGAAGACTGTGAGCTTGAGGTGTCCGATGGGACTGAGGCGGATGAGGTCGTCGTCGTGGTCGATCATGGTGTTTCCTCTTCGATGGTGTCGTGGATGGCGTCGGCGAGGTGCCGTGCTTGATCGGTGGTGAGGGTGAGGCCGGCGAAGGTGATGAGTCCGTCGACCTTCTGGACGTAGGGATGGTGTGCTGCTGGGCGGCAGTCGGCGCAGTAGCGGGTGACGGACTTGGTGTGGCGGCTGCATCCGAGGCAGGGCTTGGAGGATCGTTTGCGGGTCATTCGCCGGCCTCCCGGATACGTGCTTGCCGTGCGACCTCGGCGGCGTTCCATTCGCGTCCTGCTCGGTGGGCTCGTCGGCGGGCGCGTTCGAGCCAGGCGATGTGCGCGTCTGTGATGTTGGAGTCGAGTTCCTGTAGTTGGAGTGTCTGGTCGAGGTGGGTGTCGCTGCCGTCCCAGGGACGGCCGGTGTACTGCTCGGTGATGCGGCTCATCTGCTCGAACTCGTCTGCGGTGAGTGCCATCAGGCGGACTCCTTCTGCCAGGACTTGAACGCGGTGCGGGCGCGTTTGTCACTCCACTTGAGTCGTTCCCGGGTCTCGCGTGCCGATGTCGGTGCCGGGTCGAGATTGGCGATCGCGGCGACGTCGGCCTCTGGTGCGGTCTCCTCGGGATTCCGATCAGTGCTCAGCGGGGCCTGAACGTTGATCGTGTCGCCTAGGATGCAAAACTTCCCGGCGAGCGGTTCCCGATCGCCCGAGGGTGAATGGCGCCGAAGTCCTCCGTGCCGGTCCTTGTGGATCGACAGGTAGGCGGACCCGCCGGCGTCTGGGGTGAACGCTTGGTCGACCTTGACGCGGATGCTGGTGCCTCCGATCGCTCGTCGCTTGGCCGCGGTGCCGGTCGGACCGTAGGCGCGGCTGTCGGCACCCTTGGCGAGATGGTCGATGCCGACGACTGCAGCGCCAGTTCGAGTGAGGGGCTTGATCACCCGCGTGTGGACGTCGGTGAACTCATCGGCCGAGTTGGAATTACTGCCGTACAACGGCAGGAGTTCGCCGATGGAGTCGAGGATCACCAGGGTTGGCTTCCAGACCTCCATGTGTTCGATGATGTGGAGCATCTGGACGCGCTCGGCAGGTTCGACGTAGAGGAAGCGTTCGGCGTCGCGAAGGACTTCCTCGTCGGCACCGAAGTCGATGAGACGGGACAGGGTGCTCTGAGGACCGTTGTGATCGAGGTCGAGCCGGAGGACGCGGCCACCAGCGGCGAGGGCTTCCACGGAAGCGAAGTCGCACAGGAGAGTCTTGCCGCTCTCCGGGTCGCCGAACACGACGTTGAACTGGCCTTCGTAGAACAGGCCGATGCCGTCCGAGCGGAGGCAGACGGAAGGGACCGGAGGTTCGATTGCACTACCGTCGAGAATCGAGCCCACATCGACGTAGCCGCACAACTCGGTTGCAACTCGGTTGACACTCTCGGTGTGGAGAGTTGCAACCGTACCCATAGGTGAGTTGCAACTCTGGGTGTTGTTCACGCTGTCTTCCTCCTGAGGTCGGGATGCTGTCGGTAGAAGGCGTCGCGGTCTGCGATGTGCTTGGCGACGCGCGCCCAATCGAGTTCCTGTGAGGCTTCGATCGAGGCGTCCTTCAGAGCGGCACGCCGCTCTGACCTTTCGAGGAGGTCGGTTTCGAGTGCCCAGCGGTCGCCGGCCACGATGATCGACGCGACCTTGGCGGGGTCGCTGTCTGCGAGTGCTTGCCATTCGGCGGTGCCGAGGATCGGCAGGTATCCGTACTTCCCCCTGAGGACGCGGCGCACGTACGGGTGCACCGCGTCCCAGTCGACCCCATATGTCACTGGCGACCCTTGAAGTACATGTCGTCGAGTTCGTCCTCGAGGTCGGCGATGAACGTGCAGGTGTCGCACCAGACCACCTTTGGGCCGGTGGGTGGGAGTTTGGTTTTCCAGTCCGGTTCCGGTGCGTCGATATCGCTGCCACGGGTCTCCCAATCCGGTGCAGGTGCGTAGATACCGCAGTACGTGATGTCGCGGCCACGGATCGCCCAGTGGAGGACGGTCGGCCTGCTTGGCCGGGCCGCGGTCTCTGCGGGTGTGGGCTCGGTGTTCAAGGTAGGATCAGACATAGCTTTCGATTCCTTCGTGATCGTTGGCGGTGGCCTCGGTGCTGGCGTTCTTGGTGGGATGCAGCATCGGGGCTTTTCGCATGTCGGGGGTGTGGTCGTCCTCGATGAGGCCGAGGTCGGCGTGCTCGGCCTGCGGCCAGGTCAAGATCAAGCTGCGCCTCCGCGGGTGGTGGCGGCCTCCTGCTCGGCGATCCATCGCTCGATCTCGGACTTCCGGTAGAGCACTTTCGTGCCGAGGACGAACGACGCGGGTCCGCGGTTGGCGTGGCGCCAGTAGCGGAGAGTCGCGGCAGGGAGGAATGGATACTGCTCGCTCACCTGCTTGGTGGTGAGGATCGGATCGGTCATGTTTCGTACTCCATCGTGTCGTTGTGGGTGCATCGCCATGATGCACTCAAGTTGTATCACACGTGAAGTTGTGGGCGCATCGTCACGTGTTTAGGCTGTTGGCATGGGCGACGACAAGGACACCGAATATCTGCCGCGAGACCTCGGATACTGGGAGGAGAACTTCTTCCACGAGATGCGAGTGCGTCGGGAAGCTATGGGGTTGTCGCAGACCGAGTTTGCGAAGATGCTGACCGACTATCCCGATAACACGGGAACGAAGTTCTACCAGGCAACGATCCAGCGCATCGAAAGCGGCGAGAGACCAGTGAAACTGTTCGAGGCCGTGTGGATTGCCGCGCTGTTGAACTCGTCGGTGCACGAGATGATCAACGGTTACAGCATCGAATTTGCTTACGAAGAACTCGTCAGCCACATCGGGCCGGACGCGTTCGACCACGAGCTCGAACGCGCTGAGATGCTGCACGGTCCGGGCCGGATCGTCTCTGAACTTATCGACCAGTACAAGGCGGCGGTGGCTGCCACTTCGGGCGCGCAGGCCGACGAGAACCTCCTACGCGTGGCTGAGGCAATTGTCGAGCTAGACAAGGTGGCGAGGGTTGGACGGGTCGTGTACCGGCAAGAACTGAAGAAGGCGGCGGCGGCATGTGCTGCGCTAGAGCGGACATATCCGAGGTCGATCAGGGGGGACGTCGGCGATGACTCAGAGGCGTAATCGTCGTGCTGGTGTCGAGGACCGGTGGCGGAAGCAGGACGGCACACCCTCGGCGAACGACGGCAAGGGCAAGCGGTGGCGCGCTCGGTACGTCGACGATGATGGCCAGGAGCGGGAGAAGCTGTTCGACCGCAGGGTCGACGCGAAGGCGTTCATTGACGAGGTGACCAGCGCGCAGGTGACCGGTTCTTACGTCGATCCAGCAGCAGGTGTCCTGACTGTCGATGTCGTCTACGAGCAGTGGAGCGCGGCCCGAGGGCACGTCGCGGCGAAGACAGCGAAGACGTCGGCCTCGGCGTGGCAGAGTCGCGTGCAACCACACTGGGGGAGTAGGAGGGTCGGCGATATTCGTTCGTCGCACGTCCGGTCGTGGGTCGCGCAGATGGTCGCCAGTGATGTCGGTGTGCCGACGATCGAGAACTGTTTCGGGATACTGCGTCAGGTGCTCGGGCAAGCAGTCGAGGATCGCCGGATCGTCAAGAATCCGTGCGATGGGGTGAAGTTGCCTAAGCGGCTGCACGCGGACCGTGGATATCTGACACACGGGCAGGTGTCACTACTCGCCGAGACGGTCGACTTCCGTCCTGAGGTTGTCCGGTTCCTCGCCTACACAGGACTTCGGTGGGGTGAGATGGCTGCACTGCGTATTCAGGACTTCGACATGCTTCGTCGCCGTGTCGACGTCGCTCGATCTGTCACTGAGGCCAACGGACTCGACTGGGGCACTCCGAAGGATCACGAGCGGCGTTCGGTGCCGTTCCCGAAGGCTTTGGCTGATGAGCTGGCGGCGCTGATGGTCGGGAAGCGGCGGGACGATCTGGTGTTCACTGATTCGCGGGGCAGTGTTCTACGGAACTCGAACTACAGGTCGAGGACGTTCCGGCCGGCGGTGGCGGCGTGTCAGGTCGTCGACTCTGGGTTTCCAACGATCACGCCGCACGATCTGCGGCACACTGCGGCGTCGCTGGCGGTTCAGGCCGGCGCGAACGTGAAGGCGTTGCAGCGGATGCTTGGACACGCGAAGGCGTCGATGACGCTCGACGTGTACGCGGACCTGTTCGATGACGACCTCGATGGTGTTGCGGAGGCGTTGGACGAGGCGATCAGGTCTACTGCGGGCTGA